TTCTCACTTTCTAAAATGTGGGCGGGACAATGTCCCGCCCATGTTGGATTATTTTTTTAGGCTTACTTTTTTTATGCCTATAGTTGTTTTGTAGCATTTTCCTATTTGAACTTTTGTCTCACTTTCAGACAGTTTCAAACGTTTGCACAAATCAGTGACAGTATTAATGGTGTTTTCTTTATTAATATCAGTCTTAGTGTCATCAGTCTTTAGATTAATGTTAAGACTAAACCAATCGTATGCAGTGTTTTCTTTGATAGCCTTTTTTAAAAGCTTCAAATCTTTGGTAACCTTTGCTTCTGTTGCGTGATAGGCAGGAAATAATTCGCCCACTTGTTTTAGAGATTTAACAATTGTTTTGTCGGATAATTCAAAGTGTTTCATTTTAATACTCCATTTAGTTGTTAACTTAATATCTAATGATATTAATACATGGGATAACATGGATCAAGCTTTTTCTTTCAAAAAACATAAAAAAATGGGACACCATTTAATGGTGTCCCATGTATTCGCAATATTAGTGGCTTACTTATTTTCAACTGTAATAGTCATGTAAGGATCCTCCTCCCAATCTTGGTTCATAAACCTACGAATATTTTCTGCAACATGGTAGGGTTCAAACTTCGCAATCTCTATTGATTCCCAATCATACCCGTAGTCTGTTGCCGATTGTTTGGCTTCTTTTTTAGTATGATACCAATTGCTTAAACTATTATCCGAAAGCCGAGCTCTATATATTTTCATCTCATCTACTCCGTTAGTTGTTCATGAATTATTAACTGTTATACCATATTATCCCACTAGTCAACAACTAGTGGAGTAGTAATAAATGTATTATGTAATGATGTTACGCAATGGACAGGCAACTTGTCATGGTGGCTTTAGCCTAGAATTTTTGGCTTATGCTAAACGTGCCCGTCTAAAGAAGCGCGACCCATATTGTCATGTCGAAGTTGTGAAACCCCGACCCGACCCGACCTAATCCCGACCCGACCTAATCCCGATCTGGCACGCCAGTTACCGACCCGACAATAAAAAAGAGCTACCCAACTAGGGTAGCTCTTTAGTTGTTCGTATTATGTTTTTTAGTAGTTTGTAGTAACTTCAGATACTTCAACTTCTGACATACCAAGTCTGTCAGCAATTTTATCATTATCCAAGTCAGTGCAAGGATCACAGATCAATTTGTCTTTAATTACTAGATGATTACTATTGCGTGCATCAAAAACGTCACCACAACAATCACAACTGGTATTGTCGCCATAGTCTGGATCGTGTGAAAGTTTCATTAATTGATTAACTCTTAGTACCTCTCTATTAAATTGAGCTGTTGTCGATTGCGAGAAGTCTAATTCCATTTTATCAAATACTTTTTCTGCTTTTTCCATATCGCAGTTAAGTAGCCTCATAATTTCTTTTAGATATATCATTTATCTGATTCCTTTTTTGACTCCTGTTTTTCTGTTCTTCTGTGCTTTTTCAAATTTGCTTTTTCAAATGGGTAATATCGACACGTTCTAATAAGCCTTTCTTTTCTGTTTTTATAAGCAACCTCATTATAAATTCGCCTTTGAGCTTTTTTAACTAGCTTCAACATATCATTAAATTCATTTGCAACACCTACGTCTATGTACTCGCCTTCAGCATTACATCTTTGAACAGCGTATTTGTTGGTAATTCCTTCGGCTTTAATACCTTCATCATCAAGATCAAAAAAGAATATTTGAATATTCCCTTTTTTGTTGGTGTATGAGGGTGCAACACGTTCTAATAAGCCTTTCTTTAGAAGACTTAGGCTTGTGGCTTGGTCATGGCGGTATGTTGAATTTTTAAAGCCTAGTTTAACCAACTCATCAATATCACAATTCATATTGTAGCTATCGTTATCGTTAAATTTTATTTTTGATTGTTTCATTGTATTCATCCCTTCTATAATTTGTTGACTGATACCATTATATATGGGATAGTACTCAAGTCAATAATGAATAGGAGTTATTTTAATGAATGATATTTGGAAATATTTCGAAGATTGCACATCAGACCTAACAATACCTGACGAATGGGAGAATGTCAGCTATCAACACGACACTTGTCCATCATGGTGTTTTAAAGGTTTCCACATTATGGTCCAACATGTTGACCCAAAAGAACGTGAATTTGAGGATAACCCACGTTTTTATATTTTCCGCATGAATGATTATGGAGATAGTCCATTTAGTTGGCACACACATAGTGAAACATTCAGCGATGTTCTTAAAATACTAGCTGATGAACAAACATATCATGATGTAGCAAAAGGTTTTATGGAAAAGCATAGAAAAGAAAACTACGAATACTTATCACTTGATGAATGGTTGCTAACGTATGGCAATGATTTATCCGAACAAGATTACAAAGAAGGTCAGGCAATTGTAGCATTGTTTGATTAACTAATGTGGAGGTAGGGGAAACCCTACCTTCACCAACTGGCGGTTAAATTTTTATTATTCATACCCTACCTTGGCCGACCCTGGTGTTCCTCCAGGGTTTTTTATTTTATCCCGACCCGACCTAGTCCCGACCCAACTACACTAAAAACCAGACCAAAAAAAAACGACCCGAAGGCCGTTTAGTTTTAGAAGGTTTAAACAATGTCAATCGTCAAAGGTTCCAGCGAACTCATACCCTTCACCTACATATGCACCATAAACGTTAAGTTTTGGAAACATTTTTTTAAGTTTTTTTATAACTTTTATAGGCGGACTCCATGCTGTATTAAAACTAAACTCCACGTAGTCTAATTCAATACAATCTACAAAGACAGAACTAGCGTCCCATTTCGTATCCCAATTTTCAATATTCCAATCATACCAGTTTGGAATATTCTTCTTTTCGCATTCCTTGCGTTCCTTGTCGCCAAGGTTACCCAAAAACATATTGTCTGGTTGAGGCACAATTTTATTAAAAGAAAAACCTTCCTCGAAATCTTTACCATCACTGGTCATAAGATTTATAAACCTGGAAACGTCTTTTTCGTCTCCGCTAACTACAACGTCATTTCTACACCAATTCGGCATTTCATAATCTCCTATAAATTGTTGACTAATGGGATTATATGGACTAATCTCATAAAAGTCAACAACTGAGAGGTAAATAAAATGAGTAAGATTATACCCGATACGCATCACATTAGTGACCCTGTCCACACCAAATTACAGGAAGTCATCTTCGAACTTTATGACAATAAAAATGTCGAGATACTTATGGGTGGCTCAAATAAGTCACTCGAAGACGAAGAAATCGAGTTCATTACGTTAGGCGAGTTAGCTGAACAACTTTGTGAAGTTGAACGTGATGTTTTTGGTGGTGCGATTAAATAAACCTGGGCGACCTTTGGGTCGCCCTTTTTTATCTGTTTTGGTTTATTAATATCTATAGGTATTAATAGTTGGCAATCTAACCGATGCGACTATTCCGACCCGACCTGGTCCCGACCCGACCTGGTCCCGACCCGACCTGGTCCCGACCCAACCGCCAGCTCAATTTATTTTATCCCGACCCGAATAATAACTTGCTATATGCTGGTAATTCATGGTACATTTATTTTGTCAATAACTAAGGAGTAAATTATGAAAAAACAATTTAAGCGTTTCTTTTCTGTTGATAGTCCAAAAGCAATTAAGGCTAGTAAGTACGGCTATTTAAATGGGATTAACTACATGGCCCCCCATACTACAGGCGGGGTTGGCAATCTTTGCCCGAATGCAAGTGAAGGTTGCAAGTCTTTGTGCCTTGGCAAGTATAGCGGCCAAGCTTCATTTGTTAAGGATCTAGAAAACGGCACGAACAATGTTCGTGAAAGCCGAATAAGAAAAGCCGAGTATTTCATGAATGATAGGAAAGCTTTCCTATCTGAAATGACAGACCATATAAAAGACTTGGTTAAAAAGTCTGTTAAGCATGATCTTAAATTGTGCATACGTCCAAACGGATCAACCGACCTTGCTTTTGAAAAGATCAAAACGGACAGCGGAAAATCAATTGCAGAATTATTTCCTAATGTTCAGTTTGTAGATTACACTAAAAGCATGAAGCGGGTTCTTGATCCAAAACGCCCAAGCAACTACCACTTAACTTTTAGTTTATCGGAAACTAACAAGGCGGAAGCTAAAAAAGTTTTGAAGGCTGGTTTTAACGTGGCGGTTGTTTTCGGCAACGGAATGCCAAAAACTTTTATGGGTTACAAGGTTATTGACGGGTTAAAGCATGATCTTCGACACTTGGACCCGTCGCCCGTGATTGTCGGACTAGAGCCCAAAGGCAAAAAAGCATTGGAAGATAAAACTGGTTTTGTAGTAAGGGAATATTAACATGGATCAACTTATAATAAATTTATTGAAAATAATTTCAATTTTGATGTAATGTTTAATAATGAATCAACAATAAGGCGTGCCAGTTGTTGACACATCTCCCTTAAGGCACGCCCGACTAGGTCGTACTCCGTGCCTAGTCAATGGACCCCAACTCCCCACCAGAGGTTGGGGTCCTACTTTTTAAAACTACCATAAACCCCGACCCCTGGCCAAGGATCTAAACCAGACCCGACCCGATCCCCGACCCGATCCCCGACCCGACCTCTGGCAACCTCTAACATCCCGACCACCAACCCCGACTCACTGTCCCCCGACCATAATGGCTTAACACCCGACCCCGAACCAAGGTCCACTCCTCGAAGTCCCGACTTCACCAACTCCCGACCATGGAGCCCGTCAAACAAATATAGGTGGGGGGAAGAGAGGGGGTGTACTAAGTAAAAACTTACACCTCCAGATTTACAATAGGCGTAATTCCAAGCAATTTGATGAGCAGATATATTTATTGCGTTAGTTTTAGTTATTTTAAGTTCAATCCAAAAGGGAATGGCTTCCGCGCATATATGAACGTCTGGAACTCCTCCACCGTAACGATTTTCAATCCGTGTGATGTTCCAACTTGGAGGTATCTTTGACTTTATTCTGTTCCAAAGAAGTGTCTCTGGTTTCTGACTCATTTAAGACCTCATATTCTGCATCCACGAAAGCATGTGGGTGGGACTTTCGAAGTTCCTTAAGTCTAGATTCTATCTCCTGACGGTCCATGTTTTCAATAGCATGATAGTGATTTGTTTCTCTTCTATCAGTAGTAAGACCACCTAAAGCTGATCTGGTTTTCTCAGCATTGATCGCCGCCGAGAACTGTCCAGCTTCTTCAGCATTCATGGATAGTTCTCTTAATCGTTTAAGCTGACCCATGAGAGTAACACCGTAACGCTTTTCTCTATCCTCTCTCAACTCAGCTATATATTCTGCAACATGAGGAAACAAGCTGGCATCTAAAAGTTTATGCGCTTGTATACGAGCGTTACCATCTCTGTTTGAGTAACCTGCTAACTTAGCACAACCTGCATTGGAATTAACTCCATCTACATAATGTTTAGCAAACTCTTTTTGTCTGTTCGTTAGCTTTCGTCCGTGAGCTTCTTCGATCTCTTCGGCTTTAGTATCGATTCTTTTTTTCATGCCCTCTATATACCACTAATTTCAGATTATAAAAGCAATCTCTTCAAGATGAGATCTGACTACGGTAAGAAAACGATACTAAAAGTGTAACGAAACATACTGTTTTGTAACGAAGTGTAACGAGTAGTGTAACGAGTAGTATTTATATATTTCAATAAGTTAAGTACTGTTTTTAGGTACTGGTTACACTTTTACACTTTTTTTGATAAAAAATTTACTTTTTAAAAACTTTTTTTCAAATTGACTGTATATAGAGACGAACGCAACGAACACCACATTCTCCGGGGCAACCATGAACCGTGTACCATGGTCAGTGGTAATATATTCTTGACATTAAAATCTAGCTGGGTTAACCTACGAAATAAGTACACAACAAGTCGTCAACAACTACGGAGATAATACTATGACATTTGATTTTGAATACGAGCTTCCATCGGGACAGGTTGTTCTGGTTGAGGCAAAAGTTACCGAAGGCATGAAGGGCATGGCTCAGACAACTGAGTTCGCTGGAGAGCCTGACGAAGATCCAGAGATTGAACTTTCCACCACCATCGAAGGTAAGGACGTTGACCTTGATGATCTTTGGTTCAGGAAATTTGGTTCTACAGACATGGTCAATGTACTTGATGACATGAAGGACAAAGCTTGGTTCAAATACATGGACCATAAATATGCCATCTAACCTTGATGATAATGAAAGGGCTTTTAGAAATGAATAAACTAGACAAGGACGAATTTGAGTTTGTGTGCGACTTGATCAATCAACGGCTTTTTGATCTTGAGGATGGCGAGACGAAGTACCCCAAGACTGATGAGGGGCGACAGGTTGAAGCCAAGAAACTGAAAAGTGCGTTGGACAAACTTTCAGAAAATCAGATGAATGGAGAGCAGTTATGAGAAACCATGTTATTTCACTATACGATTATACGGGCGAGGCTTTGCGTCCATGGGCCGAGGCTGGGTATCAATGTTTCGCTTATGATATTCAGCATAAGCCAAGCCCTATGGGTACGTTGGAACCATCGGACTTTGAGACCTTTAGTAGTGGAAATATTTTTTACATCCACGCTGACTTATATGACCCTGAGACTTCCCTTAAAATACTTGCCCGTCATAACAACAAGGTTGCTTTTCTTTCAGCCTTCCCTCCATGCACGGATCTGGCGGTCAGTGGTGCAATGTGGTGGAAGAAGAAGGGCGAAGCTAATCCAGACTTCCAGACGGAGGCATCTGATCATGTTAAACGCTGTGCCATGGTTGGTGATGCATTTGACTGCTCTTATTATATAGAGAACCCTATTGGTGCGTTGTCTAG